GTCGAGACGTGGCAGCGCTGGGACCTGAAGACGAAGGCGCATGTTGGCTTCTGGATCGCCGACCTCTACGTCAACTCCGGCGTGTTCGACGTGTTCCGCGAGGGCAACCGCCGCAACATGCGGGTCAGCATCCGGCTGAGCGAGGCGGCGGAGCGGGAGCTGCTCGCCACGGGCGAACGGTTCCTCGACCTCGCCCGCCCGGAGTTCCGCCCGATGCTGGCGCCCCCGGCACCGTGGACCTCGCCGACCGAGGGCGGGTACCACCGCCTCGACGTGCCGCTCATGAAGCGGGCCAAGCGGGAGGACGTGGTGCGGATGCGCCGCGCGGACATGACCAAGGTCTACGCTGCGGTGAACGCGGTGCAGGCCACGGCGTGGAAGGTGAACGAGGACGTACTGGTCGTGGCCGAGGAACTCAAGCGACAGGCGGTCCCCCTCAAGGGCCTGCCGGAAGCGGCGTCCCTCACCGAGCCGGTGCGGCCTGCCTCGGTCCCGCTTGAGGGCGAGCTGGACGAGGAGCAGAAGGCCCTGCTGTCCGAGTACAAGGCGGCCCGCCGCGCATGGTTCGACGCCGAGGCGCAGCGCTCTTCACGGGCCATGCTCTCCCTCCAGACCCTCGCGGTCGCCCGGGAGAACGTGGTCGAGGAGGCCGTGTACTTCCCGCACCAGCTGGACTTCCGAGGCCGGATCTACGCGGTGCCGCAGGGTCTCAACCCGCAGGGTAACGACCTGTCTAAGGGTCTGCTCACGTTCGCTGAGGGAAAGCCCCTCGGTAGCATGGGCGCGTTCTGGCTGGCGGTCCACGGGGCCAACTCGTACGGGAAGGACAAGGGCCCGCTGAACGATCGGGTCGACTGGGTCGTCGAACACGAGGCGGAAATCCTGGAAGCTGCGGAGGACCCGCTGGGTACGACGTGGTGGCGGGATGCTGACGGAGGTGAAAGCCCGTGGCAATTCCTCGCCTTCTGCTTCGAGTGGGCCGGGTACATCGAGAGCGGGGAGTCCCCCGAGTTCGTCTCGCGCCTGCCGGTCGCAGTGGACGGCTCGTGCAACGGACTCCAGCACTACTCGGCCATGCTCCGGGACCCGGTCGGGGCCCACGCTGTCAACCTGACGGCGGACGGGGAGCAGCAGGATATCTACGTCAAGGTGGCGCAGGCGACTGAGCGGTTGGTCAAGGAGAAGATGAACGAGACGGCGCTCGACCGAGAGCTGGCTGGCCTCTGGCTGAAGCATGGGGTGACCCGCAAGGTGGTGAAGCGTAGCGTCATGACGACGCCGTACGGGGTGACGGGGCGGGGCATTGTCTCGCACGTCTTCTCTGACACGACGAAGGTATCGGACGTGTTCGGGACCCGAGCATTCGAGGCGGCTGCATGGCTGGCCCCCCTCATCATGGAGGCGATTGGTTCGACTGTGTCCGCTGCGGAGGAGGCTATGTCCTTCCTCCGGGGCGTGGTGAAGCTGACGAACAAGGCGAACAGCGGGCTCGGATGGACCACGCCCGCCGGACTCCCGGTGATGCAGAAGGCTCTCGACGTCAACCGCCAGCGGGTGGCGACGAAGCTGCTGGGTAAGGTCGACCTACGCTTCGCGGACGGATTCTCGTCTGCCCTGCACAAGTCGAAGCAGTCCTCCTCCATCGCCCCGAACTTCGTCCACTCGATGGACGCGGCACACCTGATGCTGACGGTGGTGGACTTCGAGCGAGAGTTCGGGTCCACGGCGTGGGCGATGGTCCACGACTCCTTCGGTACCCACGCGGGTAGCATCCAGGATCTGGGCCGAACCCTACGGGAGGAGTTCGTCGGGATGTACCAGCTGAGCAATCCGCTGGACGACCTGCGCGAGGCAGCGGTCGAGGTGGTGGGGGATGACCCCGACCTCCCCGGCGTGCCCCCGACGGGGTCCTTCGACCTCATGGAGGTACTCGCGGCGGAGTTCTTCTTCGCCTGAGTATTAGGTTGGAACCATAAGAGAAGAATCCTGCGGACAAGAGCCGGGGGTCCCCCGAAGGGCGGGGGGCCTCCGGTCTCGTGCCGGGGACGGAGGAGCGTATGAGATTCGATCGCCTGTATGACGTCCGCTGGGACCTCATCAGACTGGTCACCTTCGCATGGCTCACTCGACTGGATCAGGCTACGGGTAACAAACGCCCGGCCCCGGCCGACGTGGTCATGGCGGCGGCCATTAACTTCATCCTCGTGGTGGAACGTTTCGGCGTCAACCCCCGCGAGGTGCTGACAGTGGCGGACAGGGTTATACGCCGCGCGGATGACGTCAGCCCCACCTACACCCGAGCTATCAGGGGCTTCCTGAAGGAGGAGTTGCCTGATGCGTGATCACGAGATCGAGATCAACACTGAGTCGCTGATCGAACAGGCGATCACCGAGCTGGACGTGGAGGGAATCCTCTTCGTCGACACCGAAATCAAGCTGAGAATGGCGGGCATCGACCCGGTCGCTTTCGCCAAGGAGATACTCAACAATGGCTAACCCCAAACGCTTCCCCATCGTCAAGTCGAAGACCTTCGTTACGGATGTAGTAACCGCAGTCTTCCCCTACCTCCACGAGGAGAGCAAGTTCGGCGGTTACGAGGTGAACGCCGACATGCTCGCCGAGCCGGAGCTGCACGCGCGGCTGGGGGAACAGGCCCGCGTGGTCTGGAATCAGGCGGCGGAAGAGTTCGGCTTCGACGCCTCGCAGTCCCCGGCGAACGCCCTCTTCCGCGAGGGTGAAACCAAGGACGGGGAGACCTTCACCCGTGCCCGCTTCAAGATGAAGTCGACCCGCAAGGTCAAGGGTAACGAGGTTCCGGTGTCGCCGACGATTGTCGACGCCCAGAACAACCCCTGCACCGAGGCCATCTACGGCGGCTCGAAGGTGCAGATCGCGTACTTCGTTCAGTACGCGCAGGTCAACGGCAACCACTACCTGTCCCTCAAGCTGACGGCTGTCCGCGTGATCGAGCTGTGCTCGGCCTCGGGTGAGCGCTCCGCCGGGGACATCTTCGGTGCTGGCGTTGATGGTTTCCAGTCCTCGGGCGCCGCCCCGGTCCCGGCTGCCCCGGCTGCCGAAGAGGCTGACACGAGCGTGGGGTACGACTGGTAATGCCGTCAGACGAAGCGAAGAAGCTCGCTGCTTCGTTGGGGGTGGCGGCCATGACGGCCGCTGCCCCCGCCGCCGGGTCCGGTCCGTCCGACCGGGTGGTTGCCTTCATCCGCGAGGCGGAGGGCGGCGAGCGTGAACACCGAAACCCGGGGACGGGTATCTGGTCCCCGTACGAGGACGCCGCTGGGAAGTGGACGATCGGGCGGGGTCACCTTATCAACGGAGGGGACAGCTTCGAGGGATTCGCGAACGGGATCACCGACGAAGAGGTCGAGCGCTTCTTCACCGAGGACGTGACGAAGGCGTATAACCAAGCCCGTAAGCGTGTCGGTAAGACGAAGTTCGACAGCCTTAGCCCGGAGATGCAGGACCTGTTCGTAGACTTCGCGTTCAACCTCGGGCAGGGGTTCGCGGAGAAGTTCCCGAACATGACGAAGGCCATCCTCGCTGGCGACATGGAAACCGCTGCGAAGGAAAGCCGGAGGGTCAAGGGACCCAAGGGTGGGAAGAAGACGCCGCTCGACGAACGTAACCGTCTGACCCTGAACACCTTCTTCGGCAAGGCCTACTCCGACTACGAGGCGGTCAACCGCTTCTACGAGAGCGAGTGAATGAAGCGGCGCAACTACGGCGGCAAGGCCGAAACGGTTGTGCTCTCTGACGGTAACGAGATCCGAGTGCGTTCAGGTGCGGAGGCTAAGGTAGCCCGGCAGCTGGACGCACTCGGCCTCGTCGTCGAGCACGAGACCGAACGCCTGCTCTACGTCAAACACCACGAGTATATACCGGACTTTGTCCTCCCCAGTGGAATCCTGGTTGAGGTGAAAGGCTGGACCCCGGGCTGGGCGAGCGGCGCCGACCGGGCGAAGCTGCTCCTCGTTATGGAGCAGCACCCCGAGATCGACCTGCGGATCGTCTGGTCCTCAGAGCGTTTCGCGAACGGGCTCATCCGTTCGGGAGCAAAGACTACTAACGACGAGTGGGCGGCCCGTCAGGGTATTCCCACCGCTGTCGGCACCGTGCCGATGGAATGGCTGGAGGAATGACATGGCTGCCTACACCCGCACCCCGCTGATTGAGTGCTCACTTACGAAGCTGAAGGTTCCGGCGGACTTCTTCGCCGGGAATCAGAGCATGAGCTACCTCGGAACGCTGTTCGTCAACGTGTCGTCGCGCTCCGTCAATGGGCGCTACGCAAAGGCCCGGGCCGACCACTACCCGAACACCTCGCACCACCGGAAGGGCGTGCGGATGGACGAGTCGTGGGTCGACGACCCGACGAAGTTCGCGTGGGACATCATCTCGGCGATCGGGATGCCCCGGTTCAACGAGGCAGGCGACAAGCTGAGCCTCGACCGCATCGACAACGACGGCGACTACGTGGTGGGTAACCTCCGCTGGGCCACCGCGTTGGAGCAGGCGTGTAACTCGGGGAGTGACTTCTGATGAGCACACGTAACAGACAGTCGACCGACCTGATCGTCGTGTCGCAGACGGGAACGCACTCCCGACAGAACATTGGCAAGCGGACCCTGATCCGTGACGCCCAGAACAGGGGCGTGTTCTCCGATCGGGGTCCTCTTGGCGTTCACTTCCTGATCCGACGCTCCGGCGTCATCGAGATCGGGCGAGACCTTTCGGCGGTGGGACAGCACGGTGACCTCTCGATCGACGAGGTCGCGGTTCATGTCCAGCTGGTGGGCGGTGGAAGCCGCGCGGGTACGATCGAGGACAACTTCACTGAGAAGCAGGAGCATTCGTTCGCGAATCTGCTCTACTTCCTGTGGGCGGTCTACCCAAACGCAATCGTCGCCCCCTCGTCGGAAGTCCTGACGGCGGAGCCTCTCGCGTTCGACGTGGAGCGGTTCCTCGCCGACTGGTTCGGTTACGAGCACGCGGCCCGGCTGGCGGAGTACATGGCCCGCCTCGATACGGAGCGGGGACGTAAACAGGAGAAGGCTCTGGAAGAGCTGGACCA